ATCGCCTGCCTTCGCCGCGCGCAGCCAGTAGGCCACGGGCTTGCCGTCGTCGTCGATCTCGACGCCCATACGCACGCGGCGCCCCTGGTACTCGCGGCGAATCGTCACGTCCAACAGGGTCGGGTCGAGGATTTGAATCTGGATCCGGAAAGGCCCGGCGCCGGGGCGATAGCGGTAGAGGATTTCGCCGTCGGACGCCAAGGTCCACAGCATCAGGGTCTCGATCTCTTTCCAGCAGAGCTTGCCGGAGACATCGCAATTGCCGCGCTTGCCCCAGGCCGCCCAGGCGGATTCAAGCAGCGCATTGGCGGAGCTATCCAGAGGCGCCGTGCCGGTGGTGTCCTGGCGGTTGCGCGTGGCTTGGCGCAAGCGCATCTGCAGGCGGATGCCGGCGGCGCCGAGCACGTTGTCGACCAGTTGGATGCGGTAGCGCTTGACCCACTCGTTGTTACGCGCCAGGTTGCGCGAGCGGGCGCGCAGCGTCGGCAATTGGTTGTGCAGGTCTTCGTTGATGCCGGCGGCGGTGGTGGCCCACGACGACACCCAGGCGGGCGTTTCGCCGGCTTCGAAGCTGCGCGAGGCAGTGCGTAATTGCGACAGCTGCGCGTGGTGCGCTTGTGCGGCCATGCCGCGAACGGCGGAATCGATCCACGCGGCACGATCGGCGGCGGTTTCGCGCGGAGCGCGGCGGAAGGGCTTGGCGAGGATGTCGAGAAAGCGCACGGTGATCTGCTCCCGGTCAACCGCGGTAGAACACGCGGCCGGCAACGCCACGCTCGCGCGCCACCTCGCGCTCGTAGTACGCGATCAGGTCGGCAATTTCGGTGGTGCTGCGAAATTTCATGCGGCGGTCGCCGATCTGGTACTCGGCTACCGGGCCATGGCCGGCGGTGCAGTAGCTGGCCAGCGCGGCGCGCAGATCGTCGAGCGCCTTGACGTTGGCGCTGCGGCCGTCGAACGTGGTCGCGGTGGCGAGATTGGCCGCGATGTCGATCGTCTTGGTTTCGAGCGACACGCGCTCGGTGGCCGGCCCGGCAACGGTGCGCTCCACGAACACGAACAGCGTGGCGCGGCCGGCGGCCCAGGCGGCGGTGGTCTCGGCGTCCAGGGTGACGGTGTGCTGCGTGCCGACGCCGGCAGCGGAGAAGCTGGCCGGGCTGCTGCCCGTCGTCCAGAGAATGCGGTATTTGAGCGTCCAGCCGTCAGCGGCGGAGTACTCGGGGAGCGAGCGCGACCAGGTGAGAGAATCGCCGGCGCGAATGGAAAGCGGCTCGGTGTCGGGAATGGCCAGGGTCATGGGGCGTCATGGTGGCGGACCCTGGCCGGGGAAAATAGGCAAGAAATTTCGCCTGGCCTATTCCCCCGCGCGCTTGACGCGAGACACGGCCAAACACGCATACCCGGCCTTGCTGCGCGCGAGCGCTATCGGGTCGCTGTCGCAATCGTCCGGGCTGATCACCTGGCCACCGCCGAGCAGAACGGCGATGTCGTGCATCGCGGCATCGAGCCACATCGTGGTCTCGCGCTCCTTGCGCAGATCGTCGTCGAGAGCGTCGAGGGTCTCGGCGGCGAGAAACAGCGTGGCGGCTTCGCCTCTTCCGCTCTCCATGGCAAACGCCATGGTGGCGAGCTTGGCGGCCAGGCGCTTGATTCTTGCGGGGTCGTGGTCGGTAGCGGTTGTCTTGGGCATGGGCAAACATCCTTGATTGGTCAACGCAAAAGCTGGCGCAGTTGCTGAACGCGCCGCACGCTCACGCCAAGCCGGCGGGCGAGCTCCTCGCTGTCTTCCGCTGGTGACGGGGCAGCGATCTCGCGCAGCAGGTGGCGCTTGGAATGCACGGCGATGTAGATTCGCGTGGCTCCGTGCTCGCGGCGCACGGCGGCCTCGAATCGATCCCACACGTCAGCGGGCACGTCCGGCATGGCCTGCCGGGCGGTTTCGATGATCTCGCGCAGACTATCGCCGGCCACGGGATTTCGCAGCGCGCGCGGCCATCATCGCGGCGAAGACCTTCGCTGCGGTGGCGGATGCGGTGGCGGAGGCTGCGGCCTCGGCCTCAGCGACGACATGGCTGATATCGCTCGGCAATGGCAAATCAGCGCCTGGCGCCTTGCCGTTCTCGCGATCGGCCGCTGATCTGTCTGGCGTCGCGCTTGATCTGGCGGCCAACGGACCGGCCAGCCGACACGCAGCCAGAGCCAGAATCAAACAGTCCAACGCCTCGTTGCGCGGTCGAATCTGCTTCCACTCGGAAAACACGCGCGAGCCCCGAATGCGCTTGACGAGCTGCTCGGCGGCGATCTGGGCAAAGTACTCGTCGTCGAAAGCCGGGTCGGCCGGGAAGTGCAGGTAGCCCGGTCCAGGCACTTGCAGCTTGAGGCGCGCATAGATCAGCGACTTGGCCTGATCGACGCCGATCGGCTCGATGGGCTGCCCCTGCTTGCGGCGCACCCGCAGGCGCTGCTTGCGCCGGCGCGCGTCCTCGATCATCGGGCGCCCCATGCCGGCAATGCCCTTGGTCGGCAGGGCCCACGTCTTGCCGGCGCAGAAGTCCTTGGCCATTGACGTGTTGTACCCCGCGTCAACGCACACCATGGCCACGCGCGCGTCGCGCAGGAACTCGCCAAGTTCGGCCCAGGGCTCCGGCGTGGCCGTGTCGCCGGGGAATATCTGGTGATCGAGCAGCCAGCCCTCCTCACCATCGCCCCAGGCGACCAGCGAGCACTCGAGCCGGTCTTTCTGCACGTCCACGCCGGCGGTGAGGCGTCGCACATGGCGCGCGGCGCGCAGCGAGGCCAGCGTGTAAATCTCGACACGCGCGAGCACGCTCGCGGCGTCGGCGCCGTCGCCTTCCTCCCGCCAGACTTCGCCGAGGTAGGTATTGACGAACGCCTTCATGGCAGCGGTGTCGCCTTGCACGTCCACCCACTTCTGCGCGATCTGGCGCCAGCCGAGCCCGAGGCCGATCGGAGCATAGAGCGAATTGATGTGATAGCCGCGCACCAGCTTCACGCGCGGCCGCTCGGCGATCCACCGGCCGCGCGCCAGCATGCTGGTCTTTTCGCCCTCCGGGATCTCGGCGCCGCAGGATTCGCAGGCGTACCAGGCGTCCACGACCACTTTGGTCTCGACGGCTCCCGGCGTCGGCTCCTCGGCAATCTCCGTGCGGTATTTGAGATTGCCGAACTTTAGGTGGTGGAAGTCGCCGCAGTGCGGGCAAGGCACGTGGTAGCGGCGGCGGTCGCTGCGCTGGTACGCCTGGTCGATGCGCGACTCGTCGGCGACGGTGGGCGTCGAGACCAGGAAGGTCTTGGCGCGCGAGTACGTGCGCTGCCGGTTCTCGATCAGCGTCATCGGGTCCCCCTCGCCGCCGACGTCCCATTTGTACGCGTCCACTTCGTCGCAGATCACGTAAGGCAGGTGATCGGAGCGCAGCGAGTCGGCGCTGTTGGCGCCGGCCTTGATGACCCTGGCGTTGGCGCCGTACTCGAGGATGTCGGCCCGGTTGGCGCTACTGCGCGAGGCGCGGCTCACCAGGTCGGCGAGCGGCGGATTCTCGGCGATCATCTTGGAGAGGCGCGGGTTGAATGAGCGGTCGCGCAGTTCGAGGCTCGGCACGACGACAAGCAGATCGCGGTTGCCCAGGTGCGCCATCACGTAACCGAGCCAATTGAACATCGCCTCGGTGCCACCGACGCCGGAAGACTTGATGAACACCACCGTCCGCACCGGCGAGTGCTCGGAAAGATCGTCCTGAATGTCGCGCAAGTACGGCGTCAAGTCGGTGCGCCACTTGCCTGGCGCATTCGTGCCGGCGACCAGCCAGCGGTGCTTGTCCGCCCACTGGCTGACCGTCATCAGCGCGCGCGGCCGGGAGCCGCGACGGAAGCGCGCGCCGAACTCGGGCAGCGCGCTGCTCGCCGCTTCCGCGCGCCGGCCGATGTCGTCGAGCAGGGTATGCACGGCGTCGGAAAGCAGGTAGTGCACCCGGGTCTCGTCCTGCTCGCCTTCGATCGCCTGCGCCAGGCGTGCCGGGACCGTGCGCAGGACGTCCGCCAGCAGGGCCCGCACCGCCAGGGCGGCGCGCAGCAGGTCGTCCGCGCGCCGCGTCTGTGCCGTGGCCTCGTCAAGCTCCCGCCGAGCGTCAAGCGCCTTGAGGCGCGCGCTCTCGGTCTTGAGTTCGGTGATGGTGGTCACGTCGTCAGCGAGCCGTCGCCAGAGCCTTTTTCAACGCGGCGTCGAAGTTGGCGCTGAAGTCGCTCGCGACGATCACCGCAGACTGGCGATCCATGTCGATTCTCCGCCGATAGACCGGCGTCGGAATCACCAGCATCAGCAGCTTGGGAAAGCCGCGCGCGTCGGTGGCCCACAGGCCGCGCCGGCGCTTGTTGGCGCCTTTGCCATCCGACCAGAAAATGCGCCCGGCGGCCTTGGCGTGGCGCTGGCTGCG